ACTAAAATGGAATTTGCAGCAGGTGTACAAAAAATTGGTGCAATCAATAACCGTTACACAGTTTACAAAAATCCATACATGAAAGAAAATGTAATATTAATGGGATTCAGAGGTTCTCAGTTCTTAGAAACAGGTGCTGTATTTAGTCCATATATTCCGTTGATCATGACTCCATTGGTATACGATCCAGTTAACTTCACTCCACGTAAAGGTGTTATGACACGTTACGCGAAGAAAGTAGTTCGTCCAGAATTCTACGGAAAAGTATACGTTCACGGATTAAACTCACTTTAATCTTTATAAAGATTAGATTAGTGAAAAAGGGATGGCTTCGGTCATCCCTTTCTTACTGTTTTGATATTTATATAAAAAGAAAATATTATATGGCAGCACCAAGAACAAAATATGAAATGTTTGCTGAGATACGATATGATGGTCGTCTGGTAGATGTATTAGATCGTATACGAGCAATTCGTTTAGTTTTAATGGTTCATATTGAACAAGATTTAGGACCGGATAGAGAGTTAATCAAAATTAAAGTAATGACACCATATCCAGCTCGTGAAACGTTTCATGCAATTAGACGCTTGTGCTTAGGAAAAGTTGAAACATTACGAGCAATGTCTTTAAGAGAATCTACTTTAACAAAATTAATGTAAACACAATCAAAGTTATAAATTATGGCAGGACTTACAAACAAAGATAAAACACCTCCGAAAAATGATATTAAATTTTCAATTTCACTTTCTGAGGAACAAAAGCGAGCAAAGGAATTAGTATTACATACTCCATTTAATTTTATTATAGGGAAAGCTGGTTCAGGTAAAACATTGTTAGCAGTTCAAATTGCATTGGATATGTTTTTTAAACGACAAATTAATAAAATTATAATAACAAGGCCAACAGTATCAAATGAGGATAACGGATTTCTTCCAGGTACATTAGCAGAAAAAATGGATCCGTGGTTAGTACCAATTCGTAGCAATATGCGTAAGGTTTATAATAAACCAGAATTGTTAGATAAAATGGAAAAGGAAGAAAATATTGAATTAGTTTCTTTAGCACATTTCCGCGGTAGAACATTTGACAATGCTGTTTGTATCGTAGACGAATTTCAAAACTTAACTAAACAACAATTACAAATGGTATTGTCTAGGTTAGGTAAAGACAGTGTAATGATATTAACTGGCGACAGATATCAAGTAGATTTAAAATTTAATAATGACTCTGCAGTTCATGAAGTACCTAAAATAAAACATTCAAAATGGGTAAATGAAATTGTATTAACTGACAATCACCGTCACGAATCATTAGAAGAAATTTTAAACTTATTAAATGAAAAATATTAATATTTATATATAAAGGAGATGCATGGATTACAGTGAAGACAGACCAATATGGCCCGGAAGCTCATCATTTACTACCGGTTCTACGCCTTTTGGATTCTTTGATAGCGATCCAGTATTTCAACAACATGCTGATAGTTTTGCAAAGTTTGCAGCACAACATGTTGGATATCCAATAATGGATGTTGAACTTATTGATATTAACTTCTATACAGCATTTGAATCTGCGGTTGTGGAATATTCAAATCAAGTTAATCAAGTTAATATTGTTAATAACTTAATGAATACTTTAGGTGTACAAACCGGTTCTGCATTTTTGCAAGGAGGTAGTTTCACAGGTAAAACAATTGGTACATCATTAAATTATATAACTAAACTTTCTAGAGCATATGGTACAGAAGCTGATTCTGGAGGTAACGTTAAATGGCGTAAATCTAGAATTGCAATAGAGCCTGGGGTTCAAACATATAGCATTCGTGAAGCAGTTTCTGCATCATTAGCCCTAGACTCAGCATCATTGTCAACAACTAGTTCAATTGAAATACGAAGAGTACTTCATAACCCACCACCGGCAATCGTTCGTTATTTTGACCCATTTGTTGGAACTGGTTTAGGTTCGCAACAGTTAATGGATTCATTTAATTTTGGTGGATTCTCGCCATCGATTAGTTTTATGATGATGCCAATACATGCAGATTTATTAAGACTTCAAGCAATTGAATTCAATGACCAAATACGTAAATCACATTACTCATTTGAGATACATGGAGATGATATTAAGTTTTGGCCGATACCATCATATGGTACAGGTTCATCAGCATCATCTATACATTATAATGAAGTTTGGATTGAATATTTGTTTGAAGAAGAAAAAGATCAACAAGCATTTTTATTTGGTAATAGCGCACTTCTAAACGGAGTTGTAAGTGACGCATCAAATATACCATATACTTATCAACCATATGGTAGTGTTAATGATATGGGGCGTTCTTGGATATTTAAATACGGCGTTGCACTAATAAAAGAAATGTTGGGATATGTTCGTGGTAAATATTCATCAATTCCAATTCCAAATGCAGAAGTAACACTTAATGGATCTGAATTAGTACAACAAGGTCAATCTGAAAAAGAAACATTAATTACACAGCTTCGAGAGTTTTTAGATAAATTGACAAAAGAACAAATGTTAACGCGTCAAAATGCCGAAGCAACACAGATGAATGAATTACTGGGTAAAGTTCCGCTTAAAATTTACGTTGGATAGGAGATATAAAATATGGCACTATTTGGAGGACGTAGAGATGCAAAATTTTTAGCATCAATTAATCGTGAAATATTAAACGCAATTATAGATACTGAAATTGAATTTTTCAAATTAATTGTAGAACAAAGTAAATCAAATATATATGGTGAATCAGATTCTAAATCATATTATGATTCTATATTAATTCCATGTTTAGTTACAAAAGAAGGTAAGACTGCTAATATGGATGATTATGGTCATTCATATACACGTACAGCACAATTTGGTGTTTCTAGAGACATATTGGAACGAGCAGATTTTTATCCTGAAGTAGGTGATATTATATTCTGGGACAATGAATATTACGAAGTAGACAATGTTGATGCAAATCAATATTTTGTTGGTAAAAATCCAGAAACATGGCCAAACGGATCTGAACATGGTTATAGTGTTTCGATCATGATTGACGCACACGCAACACGTCAGACACCGCAAGGAATTAAAAATTTACGTCGAGGAGGAAACAATGATTCTCCTGCATATAAAGGATTTTAATGTCATATAACAGAGAAAATATTGATCGTAAAACAAATAAACCTAATCCGAGTCGTACGGAAGGTTTAACCAACGATCGTATTTTAAATCGTGCGGAACAGACGAGACGAGATGATGATGTAATTAGAACTCCGCAAAGAACACCATATGATATTGATTATGCAATAAAATGGTATATTGAAAATGAAATACGACCACAAGTAACTGTAAACGGACAATTATTACCAGTACCAGTTATATTTGCTAATGGGGAGAAGTGGGACAATGTACGTAGATTAGGATATTTACGTGATGAAAAAGGAATGCTTCAATCTCCCATTATAATGTTGAAAAGAAATTCAATTGGGGAACGAGATAATACACGTGGGTTAGATGTTAACAGAACACAACCAGGTAGTCATATAATTTATAAATCACCATATAATTCGAGAAATCGTTATGAAGATGATTTATTTCCAATTCCAACAAATCCAACAGATTTGCATGGGGTAATGAAGGAAATAAATTTTCTGTAACAATGTCTGAATTTTCATTTGAAACGGTTAATACAATCGGTGAAGACAGATTAGTTCGTTCGAATAATTCATTAACAGTATTAGGTGCATTGTTATCAGCTAATGAAACAAGAATAGAAACAATTAAAAAAATGTATTCTATTAAAAAAGTTTCATTCGATCAGGTAGTAGATGTCGGAGTTAATATATTTAGCACAACAACAGTACCAGTACAATTATTAGCAGTATCAAGCAGAATATTAAGTGGCACATCTGTTATTGCAACGGGTGGGGGAAGCACTAACACAATTAATGCAGCAACCATGACATACTTAACTGCATTAACTGACAAGCAAGGTACTCGTGTTAATTCAACTACGGTTACTGTAGCAGGTACTCCTAGAATTAATCCTGTAACATTAGCAGTCGCAACAGTTAATGAATTTGATGTGTATATAAATGGACAATACATAGATAAAGTTTGTTATGCATGGACGCCGACAGATACTTCAGCTACTCAAACAATTGTTTTTAATACAACGACATTAGGTTACCCAATTGATATAGATGATGTTATTATTATTAATGGGAGGTGGTCATAATGTCTAGACAGTTTAAACCGGGACAATTAAAGCCAGGATTGTTGTATGATATTACCTCATCATATGCAATAACCGCATCATATGCACTTAATTCGCAGGAATCATACCGAATAATATCTGGCAGTATAACAGCACAAGTAGATAATAGTGGTAATAATATATTTTTAATTAAAAATTCCGGATCAAACATATTAACAGTATCACAAAGTGGCGTTGTTGTATTTGCAACACAATCATCAGAATTAACAAACCCTGCACCGAATGGTGGTATATATTTTACATCTAATTCATTTTTTGTAGGATTGGAATAGTTTATTATGATATATTTATAATTAAAAAAAGGATAATGCAAAATGGCAAATTGGAAAAAGGTCATTGTCTCTGGTAGTAATGCTAATTTAACAACACTACAAGTAGATAATTTAACATCAGGCCAAGTAGTAATTGGAGGTGGTTCAGGTAACCTTTCTACAACTGCTATCAATGGTACGGGTAATATAGTAGCAACAACCGGAGCATCAGGTTTAATACATTCTGGTAGTTTTTCTGGTTCATTTGCAGGTAATGGATCTGCTTTAACTGGTATTACTGCATCAAATTTAAATAACGCACTTACGATCGGCGAAGGTTTAGGTGGTGCTACATCATATAATGGTTCAACGGCTGTTACATTAACAGTATCAGGTGCAGTTGATTTAACAAATAACAACATTACAAAATGGAATAATACGGATGGTAAATTTGCACCATCTAGTATTACAGATGATGGAACAACAGTATCAGGTACTACCTCAATTAAATTTACCGGTGCTAACTCAGCATTAACTGGTTCATTCACAGGTTCATTTAAAGGTGACGGGTCTCAGTTAACAGGTTTAGTTTCTACATTGAATATTAATGCAGGAACAGGTGGACCAAGCACAGTTGCATTAGCATCACAAACATTAACTATTGCCGGCACGTCAAATGAAGTAGAAACATCAGTATCAGGTCAAACAATAACAGTTGGATTACCAAATGATGTTGTTATTGGAAACAATTTAACAGTTACTGGCGATTTATTTGTTAATGGTACTGCTACTTATATCAATACACAAGATTTATATGTAGAAGATAAATTTATTTTATTAGCTTCTGGATCCGCAGGTACTACTGATGGTGGTATTGTTATTGATAGAGGTTCATTAGCACAAGGTAATATTGCATTCGGTTTTGATTCAGCAACAGGTCGTTGGGGATTCCAAGATGGATTAGTAGATACTAGTAATGCATTAGACCCTACTGCGGCATCTGGTGTTAGTGGGTCATTTATGTCGTATGTATTTACAGAAGCATCACATGGTGCAACAAAACCAGTAACAGGTGAGTTTGCTAAAGAAGGTGCAATTTATACTGCAAATGATGGTACAGTTTGGATGTATGCATAAAATTAATTTTGAATAAGTTATGTCAATAGTAAATAAAACAAATAATATTAATAATTCCTCCTCGGTTAATGAAGCTGGGGAGGAATTTGATTTAAATAAACTAGAAATTGAATATCTATTAGATTTAATAAAAAATTCAACATTCTCTGGTTCTCATTTAGAAACACTTTATTCTATAGTATACAAATTACAACAACAATATCTAAAAAAGTAAATAAGTTATGTTAACATTGCAAGATTTAGGCGTATTACGTCAAGCTCTAGATTCAATAACGTTATCGGGTAAAGATGCAAAATATATCGCAGATTTACAACATAGGTTAGAACAAGAAATCTTAAAAGTATCCGGGCAAGTAGAAGAAAAATCAGCTCCTAAAAAATAATATCATTTCCTGTTGTTTTATATTTATTATAAAATAATATTGTTGGCCGCAAGGAAGTAGGCATATACACGGCATAAGTGTATGTATCTAACCACAATATAAAAGGAAATAATTATGCCTAACTGGAAAAAAGTCATTACATCTGGCTCCGCCGGAGAACTATCATCTTTAAATGCACCAAGCATAACAGGTTCGCTTCAAGGAACTGCTAGTTGGGCAGTATCGGCAAGTAACGTTAATATCGTTGCCGGCACTAATATCACAATCAATCGAGGATCTAATGGAAGTTATGAAATTTCCGGAAGTGCAGCTGGGGGTTCAACTAATACCGGATCTCTACTAGTAACTGCATCATTTTCTGATCCAAATATCACATTCACAAAAGGTGATGGTTCAACATTCAATGTTAATTTAAGTGGAATATCATCTCAAAGTCCACAAGCAACATATGCTACTTTAACATCAAGTATATTATCAGGAACTACAATTAATTTACCGGGCGGATTAACATATGTTAGTTCGTCAATATATGAATATATCGAAGTGCATGTAAATGGATTACAACTTCGGTATGACATAGATTTTATACCAACAACAACCGGATCTGTAAAGTATTTATTAACAATACCATCTGGATCTGAAATAATTTATAAAAGTTACAAAAGGCCTTAATTATGGAAACACCAAAACCAATGCGCAGTTTATTAGAATTATTACCACAAAACATGATGTTTATGTTTGGTTGTCTTCGTGAAGGACATGTTAATATTGATACTGCTGAAAATAAAGTTAATATATCAGAATTTAGTTATGATCCAAATTTAGTTAATTTTCATTTAGAACAATTGAATCAATATGAATCTGAATATTTAGCAGATCTTCAAATAGATGATCCTAATGCTACTATACCAGCAAATGAACAGGCATTGTTTAATGCAGTAAGAACAATTTATACAGATATGAAAGCTTTTTTATAAATGGCTACGATAACAGCAAAAACAGGCTCTGGAATACCATTAAATGTATTAGATCCAAACACATGGGTTGGTGGTATAGTGCCAACTGGCTCGGATTATGCAATTTTTCCAAATCAAACAATTCGTACACAATTCAGACCAGCAGCAGGCGATAATTATATTCCATATACACCGTGGACAGGATTTAAAACTATTGAAGTTGCATCTACCACAGGATTCGAAACATCTGGTAGTTTTTATTGTTTTCCATCTCCTATGCAAGATGTGTTATTGCCAATAAAAATTGATTACCGTTCTAAAAGTGCAACTACATTTATTAGTTGTAGTATAGACCAAAACTTTAGACAATGGTTATACCAAAATTCACATTCTTATATAGAATCATTCCCTGGTGACAATCCAGTTGCAATCGGCGATTTAAGATACAATGATTATTTATTT